CAGGTTTTTTTATGAAACAAAATGACTAATTCAATTATAATGCTTAAATAATTTAATTTAAACACAAAAAACATGAAAGTAGTTATTAACAAAGTAGATCAGAACAACTTTGTAGCATTCATTAATCGTTTAAGAGTTATTGATTCTTTTGTCTATTTCAAAATTAAAGACGAACAAATCATCTCTTCAGCTTATTTGCCACAACGTGACGCTGTAAAACACCACACACTTCCAATTTCAGAAGTATTTCAAATTGATGCTAGTCAATTAACAACAGACAAAGACCTTAAAGTGGCTTTCTTTGATGCTGGTAAAATTATCGAAGCATTCAAACAATTTGAATACGATTCTATTCAAGCAGAAATTGAATTCGTAGAAAACGATGAAGACTGTGTAGCTTCTACATTTAAAATCTTTAATGACGAGTTAGAAATCGTTTTAGCTTGTTCAGAACCATCTTTAGGTTACAAAGACTTAACCGAGTCTCAATTACAAAATATCTTCATGACTGAAGGTGCTGAAGTTAACTTTGATTTATCATTCACTGATACATCTAAGATTAAATCTCTTTTCAACTTAGATAAAGACGAGACTTTTGCAATTTCAACTTCTAAAGAAGGTGTTCGTATTAAAGGTAAATCTTACAACAAATTAATCAATTCAACTAGCGTTTCTAAGGCTAATGTGACTGTTTACAAAAAGTATTTGAACTTGTTTGACAAAGAAGATTATTCTACTTATGTCTTTAACAATAGAGTAGTTTTACGCTCTAAAGACTCAAACACTCTTTTAACAATCGCAACTTGCCAAAGCACTGATTAATGACTATTGAACAACTACTTAATAAACCAGAAGACCAACTAACTTTGGTTGAGCTTAAATCCTTAGCAGACTTTTATTCAAACGAGTCTGCTAAGTTTACAGCTTATGAACAAGCAGTTAAGTTAACACTTAACTCGATCTACGGAGCCTTTGGTAATAAGTGGTTTCACTTCTTTAATATTGACATTGCTGAATCTATTACTTTACAAGGTCAAAATGCAATCTTATATTCCGAAAAGATACTTAATAAGTACTTTCAAGAATTCTTTGTCAAAGATACTAAAATTCATGAAGAATTAAATATCAAAGTTAAAAGAGCTTGCGTTAAACCGGCTGTAATTTATATCGATACGGATTCCAATTACGTCCAATTTCAAGAGATGTATGAATCTATCGAGTGGTTAGGTGAAAAGCTAGACATCGTAACGTTTATCCTTAAACTTTACAATTTACGTATCAAAGATTATATCGTTAAGTCGCTAGACAAATACGCTGAAAATAGAAACACTGATTCATTTTTAGAATTTGAATTAGAATCTATTGCATACTCAGGTATTTGGATGGCTAAAAAGAAATACTTGCAAAATTTAGCGTGGGACGATAAACTTGGCGTAAACGAAAGACATGCAATGTTAAAGAAGATCAAAACCATCGGTTATGATACTATTCAATCTTCAACACCAATGTTTGCTCGTAAGAAACTATCAGAAGCTTTACAGATTCTTTTTGAAAAGAAGCCAACCCCAGAAACTTTAACAACTATTGTTTCGTTTCTTAAAAAGGCAAAGAAAGAATTTAAGTTAGCGCCGATAGATGAAATCTCTTTTAACAAGAGAACAAACAATTTAGAGAAGTATATCGTAGATGATCACGTTGAGTTTCAATATGGACTAAAATGTCCACCTAACGTTAAAGCTGCTGGATTTTATAATTACTTAATGAATAACAATCCTAAGTATAAAAACAAATACAGAATGATTGGTAATGGTGAGAAGCTAAGATTATTCCATTGTGAACACAAGACATGTGAGATCTTTGCATATTTGCCAGGTGATCATCCTTATGAATTTGCACCAGCCGTAGATTATGAAACTCAATTTGAAAAATCAGTAATTGATCCATTGAATAGAGTTTTAGGCTGTATTGGTCTTCAGACATTAAACAGAAACTTAATTTATTCAACTTCATTATTTTAATATGGATCTTTTAAAAAACTACTCTGAAGAGCAGATCAATTTTGTTGAAAAATACACAGAATTGTATCATAGAATTGAAACCCTACAAACTAGAATGTCATTAGTTGAAACAGATTTGAATAATGCACTAGAAGAACTAGAACAATTACGAGAATTAGAAAAAAAACAAATACAAAATGGCTAAAAGCAACAAAACGTTCACGTTCGATGATTTGAACAATGAATTAGCAAATTTAAACCCAATGGGTTCTGTAATGGAAATGTCAGATTTCAGTGAGATTACAGAATACTTAGACACTGGAAACTATCATTTAAACGCATGTGTTTCTGGATCTCTTTTTAAAGGATGGCCAAACAACAGAGCGTGTTCAGTAGCTGGACCATCAGGAACAGGTAAAACTTTCTTAATGTTAAATACAGTAAGAGAAGCTATCGAAAAGGGTTACAGTGTCATTTATTATGACTCAGAAGCAGCTATCGATAAAGAACTTATGAAAAAGTTTGGCATTGATATTTCCAAAGTAAACTATCAACCAGTTAATACCGTACAAGAATTTAGAACTTCTGTAACTACAATTACTAAGAAGATGCAAGAAGCTAAAAGAAACGGCGCAGAATTACCTAAGGTGATGATATTACTGGATTCTGCAGGTAACTTAGCTACACAAAAAGAGATCGATGATGCAGCCTCAGGCTCTGATAAAGCAGATATGACTCGTTCTAAAGTTTTAAAATCAATCTTTAGAATTATCATGACTCCTTTAGCTGATTTAAAGATTCCTTTCTTATTTACAAACCACACTTACTTGTCACAAGACTTTATGCCAACACATACAGTTGGCGGTGGAACTGGACCAGAATACGCAGCTTCTATTGTTTTAATTTTAACAAAAGCTCAATTAAAAGATGGAGCAGAAAGAGTTGGTATTATTGTAACTGCAAAACCAGCTAAAAATAGATTTGCAAAACCACATCCTGTTAAATTCCATTTGGATTTCAGTAAAGGTATGAACAGATTCGTTGGTCTAGAACAATACGCAACTTGGGATATTTGTGGAATTACAAGAGGAACAATTGATCCTAAAACCAAAGAAAAGATTGCCAAAGATAGCGCTAGAACATGGATTGCAAAACACTTAGACACTACAGTTTCAAACGCAGAATTCTTTACTGAAAAGATGTTTACTGAAGATGTTTTAAAGCAAATCGATGCACACATCCAACCTATTTTTAATTACAATTCAGATACTACTGGATTTACAATTGACGATATTATAGACGAAGATTAATATGAGTACAGAATTACAAGAACTAGTTGAAGATAAATTACCAATCAAATACATCTTGTGTATTGAGAGTGAATTCGAAACATACCCAGATGCATTTGATATAGTTTATCAATATCTTTTAAAGGTTAAAAAGAATCCTGAAAGATACAAAGGTACATTTACCAAATATGCTCTTGTGACTTATGAATTCCCAACTGCGCCTGTAGAAAATATAGACAATGCTTTGAAAAGAGGATTAGAACTTGGTCTATTAGAATGCACCAATGAAACAGAAGACAAAGAAGCTTATAGAATAATTTTAAACCCATTTTCATAATGAAGTTCGGACAAGATTTCGAGAAAGTATTTTTTAAGCTTTCATTACAAAAACCTAAATATTTAGAAGCCATTAAAAAAGGCTTTTATACAAGTGAAGAAATAGATGCAATGCACTATTTAGCTACTAAGTTTTATGAGAAGTTTCATGAGGCTCCATCAAAAGAGCAAATGAAATTATTAATTCAACGAGGTAAAAAAGAAGTTGATGAGGATTTAATAGACATTATTTACTCTTCAGATCTTACACAATATGATGAAGAGTGGATGAATTCTACTGCAGAATCATGGATCAAGTGGAGAAACTTCGATACGACATTGATTGACACTATCGAGTACATCAAAACAACACAGGTTAATCCTGATAACGTTGACGATATTATCTCAAAGGTTAAAGGTTTAATCAATGATAGAAATTCACTTACCTTTAATTCAGATTTAGGTTTAGATTTCTTTAATCCAACAGATCACTTTCAAGAAGGCGTTACAAAATTCTCAACAGGTTATAATTTCTTAGATAGAGCTTTAGGCGGTGGTTATGACAAAGACGGTACTTTAGTTGTTTACGTAGGTGAGCAAAATATCGGTAAGTCAATCTATTTAGCTAATGACGCTTCTAACTTTGTAAAAATGGGTGTTAACACTGCAGTAATTACAGCAGAGATGTCAGCTCATAAATTTATGAAGCGTATTGGATCTAATGTTCTTTCTATACCAATGACTGAATATGATGACAAAGCTAAAAACGTAGATTATCTTAGAAGAAAGTTAGAAACTGTAGGTGATGGTTTGACTCCACCTGGTCAATTATTTGTTAAGCAATTTCCAACTTCTCAAGCTACAGTACCAGATATTGAAGCTTATTTAAAACAAATCGAAGAAGAACGTAAAATCAAATTAGGTGTAGTAGTTATTGACTATATTAACATCTTGTCAAACTATAGAAATCCAAACTCTGAAAACACATACTTAAAAATCAAGCAAATTGCCGAAGATTTAAGAGCCATGGGAGTTAGAAATAAATGGTTAATTGTAACAGCTACACAGATTACTCGTTCAGGTTATAATTCAAGTGATATATCTATGACAGACGTTGCAGAATCTGCAGGTCTTTCACACACAGCAGACGTCATGTTAGGTATTATTCAAGATGACATAATGAGAGCCAGTTATGAATACTGGTTAAAGATTTTAAAGATCAGAGATGGTGAAGGTCGAGGAGTCAAATGTAAATTAGCTATTAACTATCAATACATGAGATTAACAGAGACTGACGATATTTCAAATTCAAACATACATTCAATATAAAAAACATGGAACAAACTCCAAATCCAATTAAAAGAGATAAGATATTTGACAATACGTTTGAAGAACAAGATTTTCAATTAGACTCAAGTATTTCATTTCAAATTTCACCGCAATATAGCGATGATAGAGACGAAGAAGATAAAATTCAATTAGAGATGATTAGACGTGATATTCATGGTCTAATAGATAAATCTAGATTTAGATCATTTAACGACCTAGATGATTTGTCTCAAGCTAAAAAGCTTAAAAAGATGGACATTAATGAGATCTATGAATTTATCGTCTCTGAATTAAATTTGAAATACTCGCAGATAGAATTATTTTCTGAAACTTCAGATTATTTCAATATCAATCCAACCAAATTTTATGCTTCTTTAAGCAATAAATTCAAAGAAGAGCTAATCCAAGAGTTAGACATTAGAACTAAAATTTTAAAGAAGAAAAAGATAAATCGTTTATTTTAGATGATAGAAGATAAAAAAACAAATCAACCTGTCAAAAGAGTGTGGATCCTTGGGGATCTGCACTTTGGCGTTAGGTCTAATTCGATCGAATGGCTTGAAATTCAACAAGACTTTTTCGAAAACGTATTTATTCCTACATTAAAAGAGCATGTTAAACCGGGTGATGTTTTAGTACAGGTAGGTGATGTCTTTGATAACAGACAAAGCATAAATCTTAAAGTATTACATTATGCGATAGAGCTGTTCGAGAGACTTGGCAAGATACTACCAACGCACGTTATTTGTGGAAATCATGATATTTGGGCTAAAAAATCAAATGAAGTTACTTCAATTGATACTTTAAAATGGATTCCTAATGTTAATATCTATAAAAAACCAAAGGCATTAAATTGGAATGGTAAAGAAATTTTAATGATGCCATGGAGAAGAGATGAAGATCATGAGATTGAAACTCTACTTAAGTTTCCAAAGACAAATATAGTTTTCTGTCACTCTGAAGTTGCAGGTGTAGCTTTAAATAATAAAGTTAGAAACTTACATGGAACAGATAGTGAATCATATAAAGGGTTTGACGCAGTTTACTCAGGTCACATTCATTATAGACAAACTAAAGGTAAACTTAGATTAGTAGGAACTCCTTATGAGCTAACTAGATCAGACTCTGGTAACGCTAAAGGATTTGACTTAGTAGATTTAGAAACTATGGAAGAAACTTTCTTTCAAAATGATAGATCACCTAAGTTTTTAAAATTCAATCTAAAGAGTCTTTATATGGTTCAATTAGGTGAATTTAAAAAACAAATTGAAAATAACTTTGTAGACCTTTATGTTCCATCTAAAATTGCAACGTCAAGCGCTCTTTCTAAATTAATCAATAGAGTACAAAAAATATCTAGAAAAATAGAACCAAACATCTATGAAGACGATGATTTATTAGACAAAGATTTGTACGACATGGATCAAATAGAAGATCTTTACAAAAATTACAATATTTTGCACTTATGTAATATGTATGTTGACGGCACACACCACGACGATGATGTGAAACAAAAGCTTAAACAAACATTAAAACAACTACACGATAGAAGTGCATACAACTACGATCTTGATATATGAGAATAAAATCTATTGAATTTAAAAACTTTGCATCTTACGGTAATAAAGCTCAAACTTTAAGCTTTGAAGATGATAAAGCAGAATTGTTTTTAACGACTGGTAAAAATGGCGATGGTAAAACTACTATCGCCAATGCCATTGTGTTTGGACTATATGGAAAATTAGAAGGTGTAAAATTACAAGACTTACCTAATAGAATTAATAAAAGCTTAATGGTAAAGTTAAAAGTTCAATGCAAAAATATCGAAGTTGATATTGAGCGAGGACTTGCGCCTAATCATTTTAAAGTAATGCTTAATGGCATTGAATTTGATAAAGCAGGTAAAAAATCAGTTCAGGAATATTTAGAAGAAGAAGTCTATGGCATTCCTTACCACGTATTTAAAAACATTATTATTCTATCAGTTAATGACTTTAAGTCATTTTTAACCATGTCTAATAATGACAAGAAGCAAATCATCGATAGATTGTTTGGCTTCTCTATTTTAAATGACATGGCTAAGTCCATTAAAGAAGAGCGTAGAAATCTTAAGATTGATTTAGATTCATTTGATAGAGAATTAAAACAGATTAATGAAAACATGACATCTGTTCAAATGAAATTAAACCAGTTATTAGCAGAATCAAAAACTAAGAACAAAGAAAAGATCAAAGAATTAAAAGAAAAACTAATTCAATTTGATGAAAATAAAAAGAAGTTAGAAGAAGCTAAAGATAAAATAAAAGAAACTCTAGGTAAACAAACAAAAGATTTAGATACTAAAAAGTCAGAATACAGCAAGTTAAAGCATGAGCATGATGAGCTTAAAAAGAAATTAGCTCTCTATGAAAAAAATGCATGTCCAACTTGTGAAGCGCCTTTGACTGGCGATTTTCACACAGATAGAAAAAATGAAATGGAGCACAAATGCGAAGGCATGCCAGATATTTTATCTTCTTGTGAAACTGGAATTAGAGAAATTTCAACAGAAATCAATGCATTAAAAACCAAAGAAACTCAAGTCTTAGAAAAGGTTTCTATGTTAAACACTAACATTAGAAATTTTAAAAATGAATTGTTAAGTATTAAAGAGTCTATTGATAATAATGGCCAATTTGATCACTTAAAACAAATCATTGAAGACTTTGAGAAAAAAGAAGCTGAGAAATCAATCAACAAAGATAAAACTAATGTAGATTACATATTCTTAGAAGCTGTTGAAGAAATCTTAGGCGAAGGTGGCGTTAAAAACTTAGCTATTAAAACTATTTTACCAGGTTTAAATGCAAACATTGCAGCTTTAAGTCAAACAATGCACTTGAACTTTCAATTAAAATTCAACGAGAAATTTGATTGTGTTATAACGCATTTAGGTCAAGAGATTAATGCAATGACTTTATCAACTGGAGAACGTAAGAAAGCAGATTTTGTTATCATTATTTCAATCATCAAAATTCTTAAATTAAGATTTCCACAATTAAACCTATTATTCTTAGACGAATTATTAAGCTCAGTTGACCAAGATGGTATTTACAACATCTTAAAGATATTGAGTCAGGTTATAAAAGAAAGTAAGATAAATACATTTGTAATCAATCATACACCGTTACCACACGAGATTTTTGATAAAAAATTACACATATTTAAAGAAAACGGCTTCTCTAAGTTTGAAATAGAGGCAATTGAATAAAAATATATAAATTAATGTCAACGTACAATTCAAAATATAATGCAGACGATTCTGTAGTAAGACATATTATTATAGGCCTAATTTCAGACCTTAATAATAAAATTTACTTTTACAGACAAAAGGACAATGATACTAGAGTAGTCGTAGATGTTCCATTTTATTATTCAATTACAGGAGATGATCAATTCTTAAGAGATAATTTCTTGTTTACTACTCCAGATGGATTAGATTGTGTACCAGATAAAATGTTTGCAGATGGTAACTATGATTCTATACCAAGAGGTGTTGCTAATTTAACATCTTTAGCTATAGATTCAAGTAAATTAGTTAATAAAGGCGTTAGAGGATCTTATACTAAATTAAATAGCGAAGGCGCCATGGAAGGTTACAATGCTGAATTTACAATGATTCCAGTAACTCTTGGCTTTTCAATTGAGATTTTAGTAGGTTCACAGTTAGACTCCTTAAAAATCACCGAAATGATTATTAAGAGACTTTACAAATCTAATTATTTTAACGTTGATGTTGGTCACTTAAATGAAGGTACTTACAGAATAGCTTCATATTATGCCATGCCAGATGATTATGAAAACGAAAGACCATTAGAATTTACATTTGATGATAAAGATAAATACAAAATTACATTCTCAGTTGAAGTAAACTCATTCATACCAGCTTTTGAATTTGACACAGAGATACATTCAGGTAATAGAATGTTTGAAATACTATCAACTGTAACAGATCAAAAAATTGAAAGCTTTACGCGAGGGTCTAATACAGATGACGTGAATATTATAGACAAAAATGACATATAATATTAGGATATATAATAAAAGATAAAAAAATTAACAAAAAATGAGAACAAATATTCTTGCTCCTTTAGTACAATCAGAGACTTCTGCTACATTTTATTTAAATGGTAGAATTTTTGAAATGTCAGGTGACTCAGTTTCTTTAGTAGAAACTTCAAACAATGCTAATTTAAACGCAGCAATTGCAGCTTTTGAAACTTTTGAATTTAGCGAAAACAATGTTAGATGGTATTTAGGTACTTCTAGATTTAACTATAACATTGCAGAAAACAAATTTACATGGGGTAATTCAGAAATTGTATCTGAAAGTTTCTCTAAGCATATTTTTGCAGGTGGTGCAATTAGATATGAAAACTTAAAAACAGCTGAATTGTTCGAAGCTATTCCAGCAATGTTAGAATCATTTATCGTTTTAGATATGGTTGCATGTTTTGAAGGAAATAATATTACGGTTGATTTAATCAAAGCTGATGAAAAACTTTATGTTTCTAGAAACAACAAAGGAAATCACATTTACAAATTCTTCGAAGCTAAAAATGCAAACGAAGCTTTAGAATATGTTAAAGAACAAACAGGGCAAGATGCATCTGAATTCTTAATCGAATCTTTAGAAGGTGAAGCATCTACTTTAGCTAACGTACAAGCACAAATTAATGAATTTCAAGAAACTATTGCTTTCTTAAAAGATCAAAGAAACGTATTAGCTGAAGCTGATAGAAATTTACCAGAAATTAAAGAAGCTAATAACTTTCTTTTATCTGAAATTAAATCATTCGAAGCTAAGATCGCTGAATTACAAGCATAACATTTCATACAAATATTTAAAAGGGGTCGCTAATGCGTCCCCTTTTTAGTTTATAAACAAAATTGAATATTTACGTATAATAAACTAAAAACAGACATACATTGGCAACAAACACAAACATTACAGAACAAAAACCCGCAGTTGTTGAAACCACAACGCCGGTTAAGAAAACGGCCAGAAAGAAAAACTATTTAAACAATAGGGATTTATACGATCAAATCGTAATTTCAAAAGAGCAAGAAAAGCTAACTAAAGAAGCAGAAAAAATGCTTATTCTTTTGGCAGAAAAAGCAATTAACAGAATGAAATATGTTGATGAAAAAGACAGAGAAGATTGTCTATCATTTGCTATTTTGGATTTGTTAAAGTATTGGAAAGGCTTTAATCCTAAATACACCAATGCATTTGCATACTTTACAGAAATAGCTAAAAGAGGTTATGCTAAAGGTTGGAATGCAATTCACCCAGAAAAATACAAAGGTACTATCTCATTAAATAAAGCTAATTCTCACAATGGAGAAGACAGTGATATGGGTGGAATTTACACAATATAATAATGTCAATAAAAAACGTAAGACCTACAAAAAAGTCAGGATTCAATCAAGGTTACTATATACCTAATGATCCAACTAAATATGTTGGTCCTACACCGATCATATATAGATCTTCATGGGAAAGAAAGTTTATGATGTGGTGTGATAACAATGACAAAGTTATAATGTGGTCCAGTGAGCCGGTCCAAATAGAATACATATCTAGGGCGGATAATAAAAAGCATATATATTATCCAGACTTCTATATGAAAGTTCTTCAAGAAGATAATAATCTTAAAGAATTTCTAGTAGAAATCAAACCAAAACAACAATTGATAAAACCAGAGCCCCCAAAAAAAGCTTCTAAAAAAGCTTTAAGTTCATATCAATTTTTAGCAGAACAGTATATTAAGAATTTAGACAAATATACGTTCGCAAAAGAATATTGTAAAAACAGAAACTGGAATTTTATAGTTTTAACAGAAGACTCGATTAATGGATTACGTTAAGAAAGAAATATTGAAAATGATCAAAGAAAACAAGAGCAAAAAAGAAGCTCGAAATGTTTCTGAGAAATGGTTTTCAGATGCTCTCAAAAGCAGAAAAGATAAATCGGTCGAGCGTATTATTAAACCCTTTGAACCGGGCAAAATTTATGTTTTTGATTATGTCAATCCAGTAACAAAAGAAACTTTAGAATGGTGGGATATGAATCCAGTCGTTCTAGCTCTTTTGCCAATAGATAAAACAACAGAATGTGGTATTAACTTAAATTTATTACCAGTTAAATTCAAAGAAGAATTCTTAGATAATTTCTATAAAATGTACCACTCTCAAATAGCTGCTCAAAAAACAGGTATTAAAAAAGATAACGCTAGTTTACAAAGTCCATTAAGATCTTTAAAATACGAAGTTGTTAAGAGATATTTAGACAAATATGGCTTTGGATTTGCTATAAGAAGATATAAAACACATCTTAAAAAGAATCAAGCCGTAGTATCTTATGAGAGCTGGGCTAAAATAGCTTTATGTGATTTTATAAAGTTAAATGGTGCTAGTCCGTGGAAAATCAAGAGACTTTTCACAGAGTACTATAGAAATATGAATATATAATTAAATAAGTAAAAACTAAATACAAATATAATGGCAGGATTCGTAGACAGAAACGGACCGTTTAGTACAGGTAAAAGACCTTTTAGGTTGAGCGATACTCTTAAGAAGTTATCGTCGTTCGGTATGTATTATGACGACTTAGTATTAAGACAATCACAGGCGATCGGTCCAATGGAAGATCAATTTGGTTACGGCCAAATGAACTTAATGGGCGTAGATTCAGATGACATTTATGGTGCATTTGCTGCACTATCTATGGCAGATACTAACATGAGAAAGAACCTTCCGTTCTTTGACATGAATTATAAATCTAAAAGAGATGAATTAAGACAATTTTCTCTTTATGATGAAATCGAAGACATTTTAGATATTCTTTGTGATGAATCTATTGTATTTGATGAGAAAAATTTCGTAGCAACACCAACCTTAATTGGTATGGAAGTTTCTGAAGAAGTTACATCATACATGCATAAATCATTTAGAAATATCTACCAATATTTTGGATTTGCAGGAGATCAATCTGCATGGTTTTACTTTAGAAAATGGTTAATTGATGGTTATTTGTCATTTGAGATTGTTTATAATCCAGAAATGACAGAAATTATTGGTTTCAAAGAAATTGATCCAACAACATTAGTTCCAGGTTACAATAAAGAAGATGGTAAAAAGGTTTGGGTTCAGTTTAAAGATGATCCAATTAAAGAGCGTAAATTATATGATGCGCAAATTATTTACATCTCATACTCTTCTATTACTACAGCTTCACGTATCTCTTACGTAGAAAGATTAATTAGAGCATTTAACTTATTAAGAGTTATGGAACATACCAGAGTTATTTGGGCTGTTACAAATGCTTCATATAGAATGAAATTTATTATCCCAGTTGGTGGTAAATCTAAAACAAGAGCAAAACAATCATTAGCTCAATTGATGAATAACTATAAAGAAGTAGTTGATTTTGATTGGGATTCAGGCGTTCTTAATACTAATGGTAAACCGATGCTTCAATTTAATAAAGAATATTGGTTACCTTCAAAAGACGGTGAACAACCAGAAATTGAAACTTTAGGTGGTGAAGGTCCTGAAATTAATGATGTTGAGTCTTTAAAATACTTCTCAGATAAATTAAAGCACGTTTCTAAGATCCCATATAGTAGATTTATGTACGAAGATGGCGGTGGAGAAAACAACATGGCAGCTGACGGTATGATCAGAGATGAGATTAAGTTTGCTAAATTCGTTAACCGTCTAAGATCTTCATTCCAAGAAATTTTAGTTAAGCCTTTATGGTTGCAAATGTGTATTAAATTCCCTGAATTCAAAGAGGATCCAATGTTTAGAACACAAATCGCATTAAGATATAACGAAGAAAACATGTTTGCTGAAATGAAAAACATGGAAATTATGGAAAAACGTCTAGACTTTATTGGCAATATGCGTAATAACTTGATGACAACGAATCCATTAACAATGGAAGAAGAACATTATTTCGATTTAGATTTCTTAGTAGATAAATACTTAAAGCTAAATAATGACGATAAAATAGCCAATGAAGCTGCTAAAGCAAGAACAGAAGCCAAAAAAGCTGCAGAACCAGAAGATCCAAACGCAATGGCTATGATGGGCGGAGTGCCAGGCGCTGGTGGATTCTAATAAAATAAAATGAATACATATAATATGAAAAAATTAATTAAAACATTCGAACAATTTATATTTGAAGCCGAAGCCGTTAAGGCAGAAGATTCAGATGTTTATATCGATGATGTATCAGCTGATGGTTCAGACACTGTAATTAAAGCTGTTGAAATTTTAGGAGCTATTAAGGCATCTGCAACAGAAAAAGAATTTAAAGACTATTTCTTTCAGCAATATGGCCAAACTACTTTAGCACCAGAAGATATGGCTAAACTTTGTAAATATTACAATGAATACAAAGAAGAAGAAAACAAAGAAAAGGCTGACTCTGAAAAAGAAGGTGAAGATGAAACTTCTACTGAAGAAGATCCATTAGCAGGTTTAGACACAGATTTACCAACAGGAGAAGACGGAAAATAATAATATTAATTTTTTACATTTTAAACAAGGATATATAATCCAAAATATACTATAAAAATATATGAATACAAATTCAAAACTTTTGATTCTTGAAAGAAGTGGTTCTACATTAGCATTCGCTCAAGATAATTCAGGTGCTTATGTTCTTGAAGGCGTGTTTGGTGAAATCGATAAGTTAAACAGAAACAATCGTATCTATACCGAAGACGAATATTTACCGCAAGTAGAAAGCCTTCAGGCTAAAATCAAATCATCTAAACTATTAGGTGAATTAGATCACCCACAAAACTTTGACATTTCTTTAAAAAATGTTTCTCACATTATTGAAGAATTAAGATATGACAAAGACAAGAAACAAATCCTTGGAAAAATTAGATTATTAGACACTGATGCTGGTAAACAAGCTAAAGCATTAGTTGACGCTGGTGTACCTTTACACATTTCTTCTAGAGCGGCTGGTACAGTAGAATCTAATGGAAAAGTTAAAATCAAACAATTATTTACTTATGATTTAGTTGCAGATCCTGGATTTGCTAATGCTGAATTAAAAAGAGTTAATGAAGCTTTTGGTTTTGAAGATAATGAAGATCTTTTAATTTACGAAATCAACCCAACTGATAATAAACAAACACAAATAAAAGAAGAACAAAACATGGAAAACGCAAGATTCGTTAGTACTGATGACTTCAATAGTTATTCAAAATACTTAGCTGAAGAAATCAAAGCTTTAAAAGAATCTCTTACAGCATTAACTAGCTCTGAGTCTACTAACGAAGAGATTAAAAATCTAAAAGAGTATTCTTCTTATATAGCTGAAAAATTAAACCAAGCAATTGCTTATTCTGAGCACGTTGCAGAAAAAGCTGATCAAGGAATTCAATTCGCTGATTCATTGGCAGAAAAATTAGACCAATCAATTCAATATTCTGAGCACATCGCAGAAGGTGTTGAAGCTATCAAAGGTTACACTAACTATTTAGCTGAGTCTTATAATGAAGGAGTTATGACACACGAAAATGTAGTTAAATACGTAAACTATTTAAAAGAAAACTTAGAGAAAGTTACTGAATATGCAGAATATGTTGCAGAAACTGTAAACTCTAACTTATTAATGGAAGATGATACCGATGCAGGTAAAGAATTAACTGAAGAGCCAAATGATAAAACTCCAGAGGTTATCGATGCAGAAGGTGAAAAATATCCAAAAGCAGAAGATGCAGCAGAAGACATCGAAGACGAATTAGAAAAAGATATCGAAGCTTCAAAAGCTGACGGTGAAGATACAGGTAAAGAAGTTACTGAAGAAGTAGAAACTGATGAAGAAGTTGCTGAAACTGAAGACAAAATGGATGCTTATAAGAAAGAAGTTACTGAGAAATTAGCTTCATTAGTTGAAAGCGCTAAAGCAAAATCAGTAGCAGAACCACATTTCTTTAAATTCATCGCTGAATCTAAGAAAGAAGAATTCAATACTTTATCACTTGAAGAAAAAACTGTAGTTGCAAAAGCAATCGAAGGTAAAGGTTTCTTAACTGAATCACAAATCTACGCTTTATGGAACAACGCATTAGCACCAGTTCAACAAGCAGAACCTTTAGTAATCTCTGCAATGCCAGCTGAATATAAAGAAACATGGAATTCTTTATCAGAAAGTAAGAAAAATCAATTGTTAGCTCAATCTAAATACCACAGATTAGAAACAGAATATCAAGTAAGAAATTTCTGGCAAACAAGAGACTTAAGAGAAGTTGCTCAAGTTATTGAAAAAGTAGAAATGGTTAAAGAATCTACAGAAGAAGCAAAACAATTGCCATACGATATGACTGGCGTTGCTGAATCTTTAAACAAAAGATTTAAAAAATAAGAATTTTTAAAAAATTAAAAAATTCACTTTTTTAAGTAGATATATAATCTAATAACACAAGAATAAAATATTCGACGCTCAGTTAAGAAGCAAAAAACTGAATTATGTCGAGCCGTAGATGCAATCTACACAAACTAAACATAAAAAGAACATTTAAACAAAATGGCACAATTAATTAACGAAGCAGAGATCAGAGAAACATGGTCTCCAATTATCGAGGCTGCTACAGGTATCAATGACGCTAGCAAATTAGCGTGGATGTCAGAGTACTGCCACAACCACAAGTTGTATGAAGATGCAACTGCTCACATGAGCTTAGACCCAACTATGAACTTAAGAGGTATGGGCGTAGTATCATTTCCTTCAGGATTTGGTTCAAACCCTACATCATTAGGATCAGGTGACAAAGCTCCAACTTTATTACCTTTAGCAATGCAAGTTGCTGCACAAACAATCGCTTTAGATTTAGTACCAGTTATTCCAATGGCAGGTCCAATGGGATTATTATCTTACTTAGACTTCGTTTACGAAGGTGGTAGATTAGACAACGGCGTAGCTCCAACTTACGTTAAAGCTGCTGGTGTTGTTGGTGATATCGCTGCATCTGCAGGTGATAACGGTGCATACGAGTATGCTGGTAAATCAAGAATTGATGGTAAATCTATCTATAAAGTAGGTACTATTGATGCTGCTAACGATACAGTTGCTGCAGATTTAGAAGCTGCTGGTGCAACAGTTGGTTCAGTAGAATTAGTTAAAGCATTAGAAGATCACTTACCAGGTTTCACTGCTAAAGATTCTGAAAACGCTTACACAAGAGAAGAAGGTGAAAGAACTAATGAGAAATTAATGGGTCTTTCTTTATTCAGTAAAGCTGTTGAAGCTAAAACTATTCAAGTAGCTGCTGCTGTAACTAGAGAGCAAGTTCAAGATTTAAAACAATTCGGTGTTGATGCTGTTGCTCAAGTTGAAGCTGTTTTAGTTAACGAATTAACTCAAACTATTAATGATTTAATCATCAATAACATCGCTACTTTAGGCGTGTCTAACATCTCTAAAGCTACTGCTGCTGGTGAAATTTCTGCAACTTCATTGAACGTAAACTTATATGCTGCTTCTGATTTCCAAGGTGGTAAAACTGAAGGTTCTGAGCACAGAAAAATCTTAACTGGTATCTTAGCTGCTGCTAACTTAATTGCTAACAGAGGTAGAAGAGGTGCAGGTAACTTCGCGGTTGTAGGACCACAAGTTGCTACAGCATTACAATCAGTTGCTGGTTACGTTCCAAACCCATTCGCTAATACAGTATCTCAAGCTGCAGGTGCAATCTACCCAGTAGGTTCTGTAGCAGGTGTTCAAGTTTACACTAACCCTAAATGGAAGTGGAATAACTTTGACGTATTAGTTGGTAGAAAAGGTGACGGTAACGGTCCTGGTTTAGTATTCATGCCTTACTTAATGGCTGAATCAGTTCAAACTATCGCAGAAGCTACAATGGCACCAAAAATTGCTGTTAAATCTAGATTCGCATTAGTTGAAGCAGGTTTCCACCCAGAAACACAATACGTGAAATTCACAATCGGTCAAGTTGCTGGCGCTGCTCACACTTGGTCTAACTTAATCTCTTTAGCATAATCTCTGATTAACTAAAAGATTTTAGTACATAACTAAAAGGCTTCCAATTTGGAAGCCTTTTTTTTGCTCAAATTTTAAAAGATATATAATGTATATAAAAATAATACTATGAATATGAATTTCGAGAATTGGTATAGTAAAATGTTAAGCGAAACTGCAACAACTACAGTTTCACCAACGACCGCAGTCGATGTTAAACCAAAAACAGATGCTATTGCAAATGTTCCTAGCAGAGAAGACATAATAAGCGATGTTGATTCTATCATGACACAATTAGATCAATTGTCTGCTCAGGTTAAAGAAGATTTCAATATTGAAATTTTAGAAGAGTCTCTTGTATTAGAAGGCGCATGGGACGATACAAAAGATAATTTCGGTTCTTTATTTGGCGATCCTGTTTTTCAACTAGTTGGATTAGGTATAGCTGGTATTATAGGAGCTTTAGGATTAAGTGTTAAAGCTGTAAAAGATACTAAAAGAAACGGTGCTATTGGTAAAATGGTCATGGGAGATTATGCTAAACTTAAGCAACTTAAATTACAAGAAGTTAAATTAGAAGCTATTCAACATCAATTAGAAGAAAAGAAAGATGATATTGAAGCAGCTAACGAATCTATTATCGATGAAGCTAATCCAGCTGCTAAAAAACCAGCTCAGAAACCAGCTCAGAAACCACAAGCAGGTCCAAACGCTCAAGCTAGACAAACAGCTATAGCCGATAAAGAAAAAGCTTTAAAAGCCAAAGAAGCTGAAGCTAAAAAGAATGCAGCCGCTGCCGGTAAAACAACTTCTAGCGATGAAAATGATGCTAGAGATAAAATGTCTGAAAAAATAGAAGCACAAATACAAGCTATTATAAAGAAAAGAGATGTTTTAGATTCATCGATAACTACATACGAAAGTACATTAGACGCTAAATATGATCCAGAAAAAATCACAGGGTTTGGTTCTAAAAAAGTACATACTTTAATTGCATCTGCCAAAGATGGCGTAGCTCAAGAAGTTGCAGAAGCAAAATTAAAATTCTTTAGCGAAACTTTATCAGATGAAGCTCTAAAAGAACTTAAAGAAAGTCTTGATGCTATCAATCAAAGACAAGCTAAAAGAACAGCAGAGATTAATAAAGAAGCTGAAGAAAATGCTGCAAAAGCAAAAGAAGTAGCAGCTGAAGATGAAGATGTTAAAGCAGCTTTAGATAAAATTAAAAATCCAAATGCAGATGATAAAGAAGAACCAGAAACTGAAGAAGAACCTACATCTGATGACGGTGATGGCGAGTCTGACGCAGTAAAAGCTCTTAAAAAACAAAAAGAAGAAGACGACGAAAAGAAAAGACAGGAAAGAGCGGCTAATAAAGAAGATGACACTAAAAATACTGAAAAAGAAACCATTAAGAATACCAAAGACGGTAAATTAGACAGAGTGGAAGATATGATTAAAAAAGAAACTGAAAAGGTTCAAAATAATCCAGAAGCTAAAAAGATCAAAGATAAAATTGAAGAATTAGAAGGCGCTATCGAAGAGCTTAAAAACAAAGAAAAGAGATCTAAGGAAGACGATGATAAAATTGCTATGATACAAAAAGGTGTTGAAGCACAAAAGAAACAATTAGACAAAGTATCTTCATCTGATAAATTACAAAAGCTAAAAGATTTAAAAGATCAAATTGCTGCTAAAGAAAACTGGCAATTAGAAGGAACTGAATTAGGTAGATTATTTGAAATGGAAATTTTAAAGCTTGAAAAAGAATACATGATTAATGAATCAAGCTCTTTAAGTATATCTGATAAATTTAAATTATTAATGGGTTAAGATTTTTTACCCTTTTTAACTAGTCTAAAGAACTCTTGTTGTTGATTCAGCAAGAGTTCTTTGCATTTCTTGCGAAACTCAACTGAAGATTTTAAAATTCTTGAATCTACCATTGGAGCTTTTAAAGCGTCATGATAATCTGGATGAACAAAGTTTTCTAATGAAAAATCACTCATTTTAGCTTTGATTGGATTGCCAGACAAGGCACAATACCAATCAATCGTGTTGTAATTTTCTATAAGATCCTCTTTTTGTATAATTTCACCAGTCGACCAATCGTAAAATAATTTATTAGTAGAGCTTAATCTACTAACAGAATATGAGTTTTGTTCAAATAATATTAATGCAAAGGCATCCGATTGGCATCTTTCTTTAAGCAACGGATTTTCTATCAACAATCTTTTTTGAGATTTTGACAAGTTAACAAACCTGATACCAAACCTATTAGTCGGGTAAGGTCCATTAGTTCTTTCTATCTTTGGATGTTTCTTTTTTGCTGACATACTGAAACTTATTTATCATGCTTAATATAACATGTATAAACATAAAAATATGATTCGAGCACTATTTACAGAAAAGTACAGACCTAAAAATCTAGAGGACTTAATTTTACCAGACCGAGTAATGAATAAGTTCAAAGATGGTTTAACCCAAAACATGCTTTTAGCTGGAAGTCCAGGTACAGGCAAAACTTCAACAGCTAAGGCTATTGTTAATCAGTTTAATTTACCATATCTTTACATCAACGCATCGACAGATACATCGGTAGAAGTTATTAGAACTCGAATCACTGATTTTTGTTCAACCATGTCAGTCTTAGATGATCAAGGCAAATTCAAAGTAGTTTTGTTAGATGAGGTTGATGGTGTATCGGATCAATTCTTTAAAGCTCTTAGAGCAACAATGGAACAATTTGCAGCTAATTGCAGATTTATTGCAACTTGTAATTATGTAAATAAAATTCCAGATCCAATTCTTTCTCGTTTTGAAGTTATTAATTTTGACTTTGACAAATCAGAAGAGACTGAATTGACTAAAAAATACATCAAGCGTGTTTATGAAATTTGCGGTAAGGAAGAAATGACAATAGATAAACCAGCTTTGGTAGAATTTGTTAAAAGAAACTTTCCAGATTTAAGAAGCACTTTAAATAAATTACAAGGTTACAAAACAAGCGGCACTACTAATATTACAGTAGAAGACGTTAAGAAATTTAATTCAGTCTACAAAGATCTATTTGAACTAATCTTTAATGAAACTGACCCGGTTAAGAATTATAAGTTGTTGGTTAGTGAATACTCAAATAGAGTAGATGATGTTTTACAATCACTCGGATCTGATTTTGTAGAATACATTCAAACAGAAAAGCCAAACAACGTAAAATCTATTCCACAAATTATAATTTCTGTAGCAGAACATCAAGCACAAAGAGTGCATGTTATTGATCCAATCATTACCATGTTATCATGTGTTTACAAATTACAAGAAATTGTAAGATCATAAGAAAAAACATCTAAAAATATTTTACCATATCGTGGAAAATAGTTATATTTACAATAACAACGAAGAAGAAATGAGACTAGGCAAACACACATTACTAATTGACGGAAACTACTTCATATA